AACGGTGACGGGGTGGACAAGCCGCGAGGCTTCCTAGAGCACACGATCATGCCGGACCCTGTCGCCGGTTGGGGTGAGTTGGGGTATGTGCCGACACGCGCCGCTGGCGACTTTTCGACGGTCAACACTGCCGACGCCATTGTCGATCTGGTTTATGCGCTGGACGCCGGATACCGCGCCAATGCTGTCTTCGTTATGAACTCGAAGACTGCCGGTGCGGTGCGGAAGATGAAGGATGCGGATGGGCGGTTCCTGTGGTCGGATGGACTGGCGGCGGGCGAACCCGCGCGGTTGATGGGCTACCCTGTTCTGATCGCCGAAGACATGCCCGACATTGGGCCCGACGCGCATGCCATCGCCTTCGGTGATTTTCGCTCGGGCTACACCATTGCCGAGCGCCCCGACCTTCGGGTTTTGCGCGATCCCTTCAGTGCGAAGCCGCACGTCCTCTTCTACGCGACCAAACGCGTGGGCGGCGATGTCACGGACTTCCGGGCTATCAAGGTTCTGAAGTTTTCCCAGAGCTGAGAAATCGGTCGGCCCGGAAGGCGAACCGGTCCGACCGGTCAGGGCGCAGATGCGCAGGCGCGCGCTATTAGCGACGTCACCTCGCACTGTCCAGCTGCTCCCTCCGTCCGAGCGGTGCGGGGGGCGTGTCTGCGCCAAACTCTTCATTATCAGGATGACCCATGGAACTGATCGAAACCTCCGGCGTACCGATACAGGATCTGCCGGTAGTGGCTTTCCGGTCCCATCTGCGGTTGGGAACTGGTTTCTCGAACGACGCGGCTCTTGATCCCGAACTGGCGCAGTATCTGGCGGCGGCAGTTGCCCGCATTGAGGCACTTACCGGGAAGGTTCTTTTGCGTCGAACCTTCCGGATGGTGCTGCAAAACTGGAGTCGTACAGACGCACAGCACCTGCCGGTGGCGCCGGTGCAGTCGGTGGACGCGGTGATGCTGCGGAGCAGGCAAGGCGTGCCGACACCGGTCGAACCCAAGCGCTTTCGACTGATTGGCGACAGGCACCGCCCGCAGATCGTCTCAACTGGAGCGATGCTCCCGCAGCTTCCTGCGGGTGGGCAGGCCGAGATCGAGTTCACGGCCGGCTTCGGGATCAGTTGGGACGCAGTTCCCGACGACCTGGCCCAGGCTGTGCTGCTGTTGGCAGCGCAGCTTTTCGAAGGGCGTACCGGCGTGGGGACAGGCTTTCCGGCTGCCGTTGGTGCCCTCATCGGACGCTGGACCCCGGTTCGGCTGACAGCAGGCGGACACCGTTGATGCTGCGCCTATCGCTAAACCGGGCAATGAACCTTGAGAAGCCCGAGACCTTGCCTGACGGAGCAGGCGGATACGCCGTCGCTTGGGTTACGCTCGGAACGTTGTGGACGGAGGTGAGGCCTGGCGCAGGTCGTGAACTACGTGGCGAGATTGTGGCGCAGGCGCAACTCGCGTGCCGCATCTTCCTGCGCGCAGCACCGCAGAACAGCCCCCAGCGCCCCAAGCCGGATCAGCGGTTTCGGGATGGCGAGCGGGTGTTCCGCATCATTTCGGTCAGCGAGGCGGATCCTCTTGGGGCCTACCTGATCTGCCATGCACGCGAAGAGGTTCCGGCATGAGCTATAAGTTCGGCGCAGATTTGCAGGAAGCCGTCTTTCAACGTCTGCAGGCTGATGCGGAACTCGCCGCGGCAGGCGTGCCGACTCATGACGCGCCCGCGCCTGGCACCCCGCGTGGCACCTACATTGTGGTGGGCCAGGAAGACGTGATCGACCGTTCCGACGCGAGTGGCCCCGGTGCGGAGCACCGGTTCTCGATCAACGTGGTCAGCGATGTGGCCGGCTTCGCGACAGCGAAACGAGCCGCTAGTCGCGTGTGCGTCCTGATGGAGGATCCAACGCTTGCCTTGAGCAACGGGCGCCTGGTCGGGCTCTGGTTTCATCAGGCACAGGCTCGGCGGACGGAAGGCGGGAATGGACGGCGGATAGAGCTGCGCTTTCGAGCGCGTATCGAAGGGTAACGCGCCGAAAGGCGCTAGTGCGGGAGACAGATAATGGCCGTGCAGAAGGGCAAGGATCTGCTGATCAAGATGGATATTTCGGGCAGCGGCAACTTCGAGACGGTCGCAGGGTTGCGCGCGACGCGCTTCAACTTCAATGCGGAAACGGTCGATGCGACCAACTTGAGCAGCGAGGGTGGCTGGCGAGAACTGCTCGCCGGCGCAGGCGTGAAGTCGGCATCCTTGTCGGGATCTGGGGTTTTTCGCGACGCTGCGACCGACGAGCGCGCTCGGGCAGCGTTTTTCGCCGGAGAGATCCCGCAGATGCAGGTCATCATCCCGAGTTTTGGCACGATCCAGGGGCCGTTCCAGATCACTTCGATCGAGTATTCCGGCACGCACAATGCCGAGGCGACGTATGAGCTTTCTCTCGCCTCCGCTGGCGCTCTGTCCTTCGCCGCGCTCTGAGGGACGCGGGTATGGCCAATGCATATGCCGGTGAGGTGGCGCTGGTGGTCGATGGCGAGCGGCACCTCATGAAGCTGACGCTCGGCGCGCTCGTGGAACTGGAGCAGGCAGTCGGTGCGGGAAGCCTGGTCGAGCTTGTCGAACGGTTCGACGGCGGCCGTTTCTCGGCACGCGATGTCCTCGCGGTGCTCAGTGCAGGGCTGCGGGGCGGCGGCTGGAGAGGTGAGGCGCAAACTCTGGCAGATGCCGAGATTGCGGGCGGACCTGTCGAAGCCGCTCGCGCTGCGGCGCAACTCTTGGCGCGGGCCTTCGCGCTACCGGACGGCAGCTAAGACGATGAAGGGACGGCAGTTCGACTGGCCAGCGCTGATGCATGCGGGTCTTCATGGTCTGGGGCTGCAGCCAAAGGATTTCTGGGCCCTCACGCCGTTGGAACTCATGGTGATGTTAGGCGGCGTGGGCGCAGAACCTGGGTTTTCGCGAGAGTCGCTTGAGGCTCTGATGGCACGGTTTCCAGATCAGGATAACGATCAAAGGAAAAGCGGATGACCGATCCCGATGACCTAGCAGCGCAGGTAGCGCAACTTGAAGCGCGCCTCGGGCCGACAACTGACATTGTCGCTGCTTTCGACGCCGAACTTGCAAGAATGGGGCGGACGCTGAGCGTCACCGGACGTGAGGTCGAGGGCGTCTCGCGCTCCTTCGGAACCGAGCTTCGCCGCGCGTTCGACGGAGTGGTTTTCGATGGGGGCAAGCTTTCGGATGTCCTGCGGCGTCTCGGACAGTCGATCAGTAACACCCTCTACAATTCTGCCATGCGGCCGGTCCAAGGTGCTTTCGGTGGAGCTATTGCTTCGGGAATGGCAGCGGTCATCGGAAGCGTGACGCCGTTTGCGCAGGGCGGCGCTTTCTCGAACGGGCGTGTGACGCCCTTCGCGAAAGGCGGCATCATCTCGGGACCCGTGACCTTCCCAATGCGCGGTGGCACTGGCCTGATGGGCGAGGCCGGTCCTGAAGCGATCATGCCGTTGACACGGGGCGCGGACGGGCGGCTCGGCATCCGTGCGGACAGTGGAAGTGGCCGTCCAGTCAACGTCGTCATCAACATCACGACTCCGGATGTTGCCGGCTTCCAGCGAAGCCAGAACCAGATCGCTGCGCAGATGCACCGCCTGCTTTCGCAAGGTCACAGGAACACCTGATGGCATTTCATGAGGTACGTTTCCCCGAGAGCCTCAGTTTTGGCGCGCTCGGGGGGCCTGAGCGTCGCACAGAGATCGTGACGTTCGCCAACGGCCATGAGGAGCGAAACACTCCGTGGGCACAGTCCCGCAGGCGCTATGATGCCGGGCTCGGATTACGATCGCTCGACGACCTCGGAACGGTGATCGCCTTTTTCGAAGCCCGTCAAGGGATGCTGCACGCGTTTCGATGGAAGGACTGGATCGACTTCAAGTCCTCCCGCGCCTCACAGCCCATCGAACCATACGATCAGATCCTGGGTCAGGGTGATGGAGCACGTACCGAGTTTCAACTGGTGAAGTGGTACTCCTCGGGGGGAAGCAGCGTCGCGAGGCAGATCAAGAAGCCGGTTGTGGGCACGACGCAACTCGCAGTCGATGGAGTGGCTTTCCCGACAGGTTGGACTGTGGATGATAGCACTGGAGTTGTGGTTTTCTCGTCGCCGCCGCCTGATGGCGCAACCCTGACGGCGGGCTTCGAGTTCGACGTCCCGGTGCGCTTCGATACCGACTTGATCCAGGTCTCGATAGCAAGCTTCTCTGCAGGAGAGATCCCGAAGATCCCGGTGATCGAGGTTAGGCTGTGACCGGTCTGACAACTACCCGTGCGCGCGCCTGGGCGCTTACCCGTCGCGATGGGGTTTCGTTCGGGTTCACCGACCATGACCGCGATTTGCGCTTCGACGGCATCTGTTTCCGGGCGCGGAAACCGGGATGACGGCCAAGGCGCTCACGCAGACGACGGGCCTGGCACTCGACAATACCGAGGCAGCTGGGGCGCTCAGCAGCGACGGTTTGACCGAAGCAGATATCCTTGCCGGCCGCTACGACGCGGCCGACTTGCGCATCTGGGATGTTGACTGGACAAACGTAGAAGACCGCAACCTACTGTTCCGAGGAACGCTGGGCGAAATCACGCGCGCCGGCGGCGCCTTCCGGGTCGAGTTGTGCGGGCTGAGCGAGCCGCTGTCCCGAAGCGGCGGACGGGTCTTTGGCGCTCTCTGCCCTTCGGTGCTCGGCGATGCCAAGTGCGGGTTCCAATCGTCATCCTCCGGTTACTCGTTCCGGGCGCGCATCGTGGACGTGAAGGAGGCCGGCGCGGCGCTGCATCTGGCCGCGGTCGCAAGTTATCCCGGTGGATGGTTCGCTCAGGGGCGCGTTCATTTCCTGGATGGGCCAGCGTCTGGCTTGGAAGCGCTCGTGCGCCGCGACCTGGCGTCGGATTATGGGCGTCGGCTTGAGCTATGGACAGCTCCAGGCGCTCTGCCTTCGCCAGGCGACG